TAGCGACCTAATCAGGCTTTTTTAGATCGCCAAACCCTTCTCAGATAAGGTTTAAGTGATTTGGATACACATAAAGCTAGGGTAGGCAGGGTAAAAGTCAAAACAGCTTAAACTGGCTATTAGAGCATATTAGAATTGTTCGTATATTATTTGTAATATTTACAGTAATCTAGTTAGATGGTTGATATATGTACCAGATGTAGTAATATACAGAAAAAAGCATTACGGATGGGGTAATCATGAAAGAAAAAAAATGGCAAACCATATCTACGAAAATAGATACCGATCTAATTATAGAATTTGAAAATGTATTAGGCAGAATGAATCAGACTAAATCTGATGTACTGCGTGTAGCTGTATTAGAATACATTAAACAGTTTTCTGATAATAGCAGAATGAAAGATTTTGCAGATGCAATTCAATTTATGCCTAAAGACAGATAAATAAAATTAAATTTATGCTTAGATACAGATAATAATACATACATCTTGCAATTTTATTCTTAGATGATATGTATATAAAAAATAACAATCGGGAGTCAGTTATGAAAGCAAAACATACAGCTTACATTAATCTAGCATCATATATAAGTAATGGATTTAGATTGCATGACTTGTATCCAGATAGTCTTGTGTGTAATTCAGAAATAGAAAGCAGAAAATTTATACCTGTAGAGATTACACTTGAAGCTCGACCAAAGAAGTTTGAGATAACAGAGCAACAGATTGATGATGTATTTAATAATTGTCTAGATGATGATAGCTTAATACTTATAAATAAACTTAAAGAAGAGCTTGGTATGGTTGTAGATGAGATAGATCCTACACCCTGGTGCCATGTATGTAATGCTGATAGTAAGAGTAGTTGCGATTGTGGGGAGGTAGCTAGTAATGAGTAAGACTAGAGAGATTGATGTGTGGGTTAGATGTATAGAAGATATAGGGGAAAAAGAACAAAACTACGTTATTGTATATAACTATAAAGTATCTGGCTGCTCTAAAGCCAAACTAACGGTCGAGCAACCTGAGAAAAAGATAGAGATAACTGAGAGTGAATTTGATGAAGCCAGAATGAGAGCTTTGGGGTTAACAACAACAGAGGCAATATCTAATGCGTCTTTTAGAATTAAAAAAGAGCTAGGATTTTAACAGGGTGATAGTACATATTATGAATATAGAAGAAATAGAAAAACATTATCTGATATCATCCAACGGCAATGTTATGAAAATAAGTAACAAGAAATTTATGGCTCATAATATATGTAATGCCGGATATCATCGGGTTCATTTAACTATAAATGGTAAGCGCAAAGGCTATTCGGTTCACAGATTAGTAGGTTTTAAATATATAGCTAATCCGAGCAGTAAGCCTGAGATAAATCATATAGATGGCAATAAGAGCAATAACAACGTGAGTAATTTAGAATGGGTTACACATCAGGAAAATATTACTCATGCCAAGCAAGTGCTTAAGAGGAAGATGGGTGGTCAGCTACCAGATTTAAAGCGTAGAGAGATGACCAGATATTTAAGTGAAAGATATACGAGAAAAGAGATGGCTCAGTTTATGAAGTGTGCAGAGGCAAATGTTAGACATCTTTTAAAATGCAATGCAATAAAGGAGAGTGAAGATGAGTGAAACATTGTTAGAAAGTATAGCCAAGGTTGTAGAGTCAAATAAGATTTCCACCAAGGCACTGATAGATATAAACGAAGATTTATCTCGTGGAAAACATGTAGATTCTTCATGGATAAAAGACGCTATTGAATTAAACAGTGGTATAGGCATTGTCGAGAGATCAAACTTTAGTATAGAGATAAAAAAACTCAAAGCCGAAAACAAAAAGCTGCGAGAGGCGCTTGAAGAAGTAACCAGAGAGTCGATAGAGCTAGAGTGTGGCAAGCCATACTGGATAGCCAGAAAAACTTTAGAGGAGCTGAAATGACTAATAATGTTAATAAGTGGAACCCCCACGATTATAGTAAAAAGATGATTGTTTTTATCCTGATATACTCACTGGTATTTTCGTTGTTGGTATATTTGTGTGTAGAATCTGTGAAATATATGACAATTAGTTACTAATTCTATGGAGAAAATTAAATGAAAAACATAATAGTAAAACCTCATGATATAAGATTTTCAATACCAGACTTATATAGAGATGTTGTTAATAGTGTTAATAGTATTGACGATATAGATCATATCGAGATCACAAATCTAGATGGCAATGAAAAGTCTAGTAAGGTGAGCTATTCTATAATTTTAAAGCAAGAAAATAAACTAACTCTAGAATCTTTATTCAAAAAAAGATGAGTATAAAATGATCTACTACATAATAGCAGTTATATGCATATTGATATTTAACTACGGAGCGCATAGATGATTGAAGATATATTGCTTGCCAGAGCAGAAAAGATAAAAGCAGGGTTACATCTAGATAGATTGGAGGCAGGGGAGTTATTTTTAAGGAGACTAGCAGATGAATTAAATGGAAAAAATATGCATGAAGCCTACACAAATGCTGAATTTATGGATTATACCGAACTAATCGGATCTAGCATATATGGTTTAGATATTTACCTATCAGAAAGTCTAAAGCCGGAAGCATTCATAATTATAACGTCTTAGCTAAATAACTAATTCTATCAGATATAAATACATTCATTAATCTAAAGCTTCATATTATACTTATATAGATGAAGATATATACGCTATTTATTATATTATTTACGATGATGGCAGCTGCAAAGGCTTTCGATGTTATTACAAATCCATATAATGATCTTTCATACGATGCCATAGAGGTATATAGATATAATTGCTGGTGTAATGATGAAGAATATTAAGCTAATTAACTCGCCATACACTCAAGAGCAGCGCATACAGGCTAGAATAGATGCTTTTAGAAAGGATCTAATTAGAGGTGAAGGCGATATGCATTATATAAATGATATATTAGATGTTGTATTTAATTACTTAGCTGAATATGAAGATGATGATATTCATGCATCTACAATAAAAATTAAAGAAGCTATCTTTTATATTGATAATTTTAATAGTTATTGATATATATTAATCTCATGGTTTTACAACTACATACTACCCTACTAGCATTTAACTGACTCCAATCTTCTTGTTTGCTGGTAGGGTTTTTGACAACTCATCCTAAATGCATTTACTATTTAGATATTAAGTCGGTGGCTTATAACTTAACAAGTGGTACTTGAAAGGCGATAAATGCAAGAGATCAAATCAGAATCTATCGAGATGGTAGATATTAATCAGATTATTCCTAATCCGAAAAACGCAAATAGACATTCTATCGAACAGATTAAAAGACTAGAGAAGCTTATTGAGTATCAAGGATTTAGAAACCCATTGATAGTTAGTAAGCGAACAGGTTTTCTAATAGTTGGTCATGGTAGATTAGAGGCTGCAAAGAACTTAGGTTTTGAAAAGCTGCCTGTTATTAAGCAAGAGTTTAAAGATGAAGCTCAAGAATATGCTTATTTAATATCTGATAATGAGATTGCTCGCTGGGCAGAGCTAGATAAACATCTGGTGTATGAAGAACTTAAACAGCTTGATCTAGATGATATTGAGCTATTAGGTTTAGAAGATTTTGAAATGCCTGATATAGAAGAGCTAGATCCGCAGACAGATGAAGATGAAGTTCCAGAGGTAGTTAATCCGATTACTGTTAGGGGTGATATATGGCTACTAGGTAAGCATAGATTGATGTGCGGCGATAGTACAATGATTGATGATGTAGAGAAGCTAATGGCTGGTGAGAAAGCCGATATGGTGTTTACTGATCCACCGTATGGTATAAGTGTTGTCTCTAGGGATGGATCTGTTGGTGGCGGCACAAAAGGTAAATATAAAGAGATAATTGGCGACAACACTGTAGATGTGGCGAGGGATTCATATAACCTGTGTGTTGGCTTAGAAATTGAACAGATGTTTTTCTGGGGAGCGAATCACTACTCGAGCGTTTTTCCTGATTCATCTTGTTGGGTTGTGTGGGATAAACAGGGTGGTAAGTCTGTCACATTTGCTGATTGCGAGCTATGTTATACCAATCTTAAGAAACCCGTTAGAATGTTTACCCATATATGGGATGGTTTTAGACGAGACTCTGAGAGGGGAGAAATGAGAGTTCACCCTACTCAAAAGCCAGTGCAGCTATTTATAGATATATGGGATAAGTTTGATTCGCCCAAAAAGGTGTTGGATTTATTTTTAGGCTCAGGAAGCACGTTGATGGCTTGCGAAAAATCAGACAGAAGTTGTCAGGGCATGGAGATGGATGAACATTACTGCGACGTTATCATCAACAGATGGCAAAACTACACAGGAAAGCAAGCTACACTAGAATCAACTGGTCAAACTTATGAGGAGCTATGCAATGAGCGAGCATAAAGATATGGCAGATAAAGTTGCTGATAATCCACAAAAGGAATACAACTTAGCAAAAGCACCTTTTAGCTGGGATAAGCTAGATGGCTTACTAGCATACAAAGCATCATTAGTAACCTGTGCAGATATATTAGATACAACTAACACAACTATTAAGAACCATATACGCAAGCGCTACGATAAAACATTTACAGAATATGCAGATCAGAAGCTGTCTAGAACAAGAGTTAAGTTAGTGCAGAAAGCTATTGAGATGGCTAATAGTGGTAATGCTACAATGCTTATATTCTGTTTAAAGAATATTAATAAATGGCAAGATAAGCATGATGATAACTCTAATATAGTAGTTGATACTAAGAAGTTAGTAATCAATATGGCTGATTAATGGCTGATGCTGAATTAGTTTTTAAGCCATTCGATAAGCAGAAAACTTTCTTAAAATCTACAGCTAGATTTAGAGGAGCATTCGCTGGAAAGCGTGGCGGAAAAACAGAGGTAGGTGCAATCGCATCAGCTATACTGCAAGAGAATAGACCAAACTATAAACCAAACGGCATTGATCCTTACCTAGGTGTTATTGTAGCTCCAACAAATGACATGCTTAAGCGTTTATCTTGGAAGAAATTTGAAGCATATACAAAGCCATGCGGCTTAATTAAAAAGCAGTGGCAGAATCCCATGATGATTGAGTGGCATGATTCTGTAGATCAAAATGAATCATTAATATACGGCATATCTGGTGATAGACCTGAGAGAATAGAAGGTGTAAAAGCTAATTGGATATGGATAGATGAAGTCTTTCAGATTAAAGAGCAGTTATTCTTAGAATGTCTAGCAAGAGTTTCAGATAGTCAGGGTTATATTATATGTACAGGCTCACTGGGTATACAGTTTATTAATCCTAAACAGCACTGGGCTTATAAGTATTTTAAAGAGCAGATAGATGAAGCATTTGAATGCTTTGAGTGGGGTACATCAGACAACCCATACTATCCGCAAGAAGAATTAGAAAGAAATAGAAATCTATTAGATCCGCAAACATTTAGAGCTATGTTTGAGATATGTTGGGATGTGATACCTCAGAATGCTGTTTATAGTAATTTCTCTGATGATAACATTATTCACAATCTACAATACAATCCAAAGCTACCAGTGTTTTGCTGTGTTGACTGGGGTTGGTCGCATCCGATGGCTTGTGGCATGTTTCAGTATGATCCTAGAAAAGATACAGTTTATCTTATAAATGAAATAGTTAAATCAAAAATGGAGCTTAAAGATCTAGCTCTATGGATACAACAACAGCCTTACCAGATACAAGAATATATATGTGATATAGCTGGTAATCAAGAGAGAGAGCAAACTGGTAAATCTAATATTAAATGGTTTTTAGATAATGTTGGTATTAGATTTAAATATCGTACATCAGGTATAAATGTAGGATGCGCATTAGTTAGAAGCTATATAAAGAATGCTAACGATAAGATCAGATTCTATGTAGGTGAGCATTGTAAGGCTTCAATTGACGGCTTAAAGCGATATAAGTATCCTGAGAAAGATGGCATAATTCAAAATGAGAACCCAGTTAAAGAAGATGATGATGCTGTTGATATGATTAGATATTACTTTATGCTGAAACATGATCCTAAGTATAAGAATAGAGCACCAGCCGTAGTAGGTAAATATAGATGATGACTTACAAGATAGTGACCAAGGATGTCATGCACTGTTTTGTTATAGAATATGTGCATGACAATATTATCAGTGAGACTCAATTTGCTGTTAATTCAGTGGGTGATTTAAGCCTATTGATAAATGCATTAAAGATATGTGAAGATAAACTATATAATAATAAATACAAGGAATGTATAAATGATCAATCTAAATGATGCTGATAGCAGATTAAAACTTATAGGCTCTATTAACTCAGAAAACAATGAAGCTAGAAAGCAAGTAAATCTTAAGCAGTTTGAAGTGCAAGGCGGCAGGATCCAGCAATTTGTACTTGAAAGCTTAAAGGGGCAACTCAATCCAGACTCGGTTAGAGAGATGCCAGTTGTATCTAGTATTAATGTACAATCAGCTGTGGTAAACAAGAAAGCTACCATCTATAAGAAAAAACCTAATAGAGAGTTTACTGAGACTGATGATGAGCAATCAGAAACTCTAGAGCTTATATATAATGATATGAAAGCTGATATGAGGCTGAATAAATCTAATAAAAACTTTGTTTACCAGGATCAATCTATAGGGATGATTATACCTAAAAACGGTAAGCTCATAATGAGAATCTTCTCAATGCACCAGATAGATGCAATTGTAGATATGGAAGATCCTGAATCATCTGATGGGTTTATTATATCTGCATTTGATAGAACTAATTACATGCAATTAGATTCTGAGCTTAAGCAGAGAAATGTACCTACAGGTGATATTGGTAGATCAAATAGATCAGCTGCTAACTCTAATCAAAATGAGGAAGTTGCAGAAAAGTATCAGTTTCAGAAGTATGTTGAGAAATATATTGTATGGAGTAAGCAATATAACTTTATGATGAATGGCTTAGGCGAGATTATAGATCCAGAGACAGGCGAGACATCTACAGAAGTTGATATCAGCTCACCACTTGCAAGTGAAAATATTATGCCATTCTTTGAGATAGCCAGAGATAAAGATTTTGAATACTTTGTAAGATCTTCTAACGCTCTAACAGATTTCACTATACAGTTTAATGAGAGATTATCTGACTT